CTTGGAATGCTTCATTGAAGTACAGATTCTAAAATAATTTATATTTAATATAAGAGGAGGGAGGATAACACCTCCCTCTTTTTTTATAACAAAGTTACATGAGTAAAATAATCAACTTATTTGGAGGACCTGGTATTGGTAAATCATCAATCGCATCTGGTCTAACTTACAAACTTAAAAAGAAACATATCAATTGTGATAATCCTTATGAGTTTCCTAAAGCATTGGCTTGGGATGAAAATCATTCGGCAATCCAAGACCAATTGTATGTACTTGCAAACCAACATAGAGGGATTGTAAAGAGTTTTGGTAAAGTTGATTACATTGTATTGGATTCTCCTATAATTCTTTCTCTCGTGTATCGTAGTATGTATAGAGCAACTGAATACCCGTCTACCTTATATAATTCAGAACATTTTGATAAGTTAGTCTTAGATATCCATAATCAGTATGATTCAATTAATATTTTATTGGAACGTAGTGATGATGGAGTTCATAATGATAAAGAACGTTATCATGATTTAGAAGAATCTAAAAGATTAGATGAAGAAATTGAGAATACTCTAATAAAACATAATATTCCTTACCACAAAGTTAAAGTTGGGAATAAGACAGTAAAAAACATTGTAAAACTTTTGGAAATTCCAAAGTAATTTTGTATCTTTGTTAAACAAAAGATAAGAGACATGAAATACGACCCAGAAAATCCACTAACCGATGCACAATTAGAACAACTTGGAAAAGATGACTTTGATTCCATGTTAGAGTACTTAGATGCTCATGCTGACTATTTAAAGAAATTTACAAAACCATTATCATCATACCACACAAAACGATTTGCTTCTCTGAGTGCCAAATCAAGTGGTAAGGATATTACCAATGAAGAACTTAAAGTAGCAGCAGAAATTGGTAAAAAGAATGAACGAGAAGTATCTGATAAGATAATAAATAAAAATTGGAAAGATAAAGAACATGAGATGTTAAAAAACACTGGTGTAAAAAACGTAAAAACAGACCGTTCTCAATGGTTCGATTAACTATTTTATAGTATATGATTAAACTTACACCTGAAATTAAAAGTGATTTAAAATTTATTGAATCATCCATCGCAATGGGGGGTTTTGGTAATCTGCTACAAAGAGATGTCAGTGCTATACATGACAAAATAAAAATAATATCTAAATATACTGATAATATTTTACTTATACATCAACATGAAATTATTTCTAATGAAGAATTTCTTAACAAAGTATATGATATAATAGAATCATATCCCCAATTTAATTTTAAATTTTTATGTGCAACATCTACTGAACTAAAACACTCAATAAGTCCATTGGTATCACTTAGTCAATGGAAAGATTTAACTACTAGACAATATATAAGTTGGAATTTTAATAAAACCGAAAATATTTTCAATCAAACAAATTTTATTAAATCTAATAAAACACACAAAGGAATATTTTCAGTCAGAAAACAAAGTAATATTAGAGATTATATATTTTCTAATTTACATACAAGTAAATTTGATGGAATTATTAGATATGCTAAATGGAGTATTAACGCACAAGAAGAGACATCATATCAGGAAACCGAATTGTATAAAAAATTTCCAACTTTTTTAGAATTAATTGATGAATATAAAAAGTCATATGTTTCTTTTGTAATTGAAAGTAAAGAATCTGATACTATGAATCCATTGACTGAAAAGACTTTGTTATCATTTCTAACAAGAACTATGCCAGTTATTCTCAATGGTCGTAATTACATAAAAGAACTTAGTAAAATGGGATTTCATGTATTTAATGATGAATTTGGATTTGATAGTGAGGTAGATTCACTTCCATCATATTCAGAAACTCGTTATAAAAAATTTATCTATTGCATAGAACGGTATAACAAGATGACTAAAAAAGATATTTCAGATATGTATTCTAACAATATTGAAAAAATAAATCATAACCATATTTTAGCTAATTATTTTATAAATAATAGTTCAAAATCCTATATAAAATATTTAGAAAATATAATTTAATATTAAACAAAAACAAAAATGGCAGAAATTAAACCACAACAACCAAAAATCGATTTATCCAAAGCAACTGAAATGACATGTCAAGAATGTGGAGGTACTGTATTTATACCAGGTACCAAGTTCTTAAAGATTTCCAAGTTGGTAACTGGGACACCTCAAGATGCAATCATACCAGTAGAACTCTATTTATGTGGAGATTGTGGAGAAATCAATCAAGAATTATTACCAAAAGAATTGCAAAAACAATAAGAACATGACTATAAAAGATTATAAATCATTTTTAAATGCTATACCTGAAGAATTTGATGATTATCAAATAGTACACAGAGAATATACTGATATTACTGATGGTCGTTTAAATGCTCAAGTAATTGATGTATATTCGGTACATATTGATGAGAGTAGAAAAGAGGCATGTAATATGCATAAAGAATCATATGAACTATATCAAGAATTTGTTAAGTTAAACATGGAAGAAATACCAGTTATGGATGATACCACAACATGTGCATGTGGTCAGAAACCAAAATGCGATTGTAATGAGTGAAACTAAACCAAAAACACTATTTGACCACATAAAGGCAATAACTCAAGAACAAAATCCAAAGTACTGGGATACACTTGAAGATGCTGATAAGAAAACTTTTTCCAATTTCATGGTGCATAGATTTCTTTCTATGAACCCAGAGTGGATTGATTTGTTATCTGAAATACAACCTTACACTCAAACCTTAGAACCAAAACAATTATATCTTGCTCTAATTGGTCTTATCCCAAAAGGTAGATATTACTTAAAATATGTTAAAGGTAAAAAGGAAGGTAAGTATGAAAAATGGTTAATCGAGTTAATCATCAGAGATTTCCAATGTTCCTCACGAGAAGCAGAAGAATATTGTGAAATATTATACTCCACAAAGGAAGGTAGAGAAAATATCAAGTATATGTGTGAGAAATATGGGGTGGAGAAAAAACAAATCACCAAATTAAAATTGAAAGTTTAATAGAAAAAGTTTGGATATTCCAAACTTTTTTCGTATCTTTACATAGTAAACGATAAAACACAAGTTATATGGCAAGAGTAAGTTACTCTCAGTTTGGTATGTATAGTTCATGCCAAGAACAATTCAAATTAAATTATATAGATAAGTTAGGTATTAGTAATGCCAACATTCATTTAATTTTTGGTAGCTCGATGCACGAAGTCATCCAACACTTTTTGGATGTAATGTATAATGTTACCAAGAAACAAGCACTCCAACTCAACTTAGAACAAATGTTACAAGATAAACTTGTTGAACATTTCAAGAAAGAGAAAGAGAAAATGGGTGAAAATGACCCATGTACTAAAGAAGAATTACAAGAGTTCTTTGAAGATGGTAAATTGATACTTGAATATTTTATAAATAAATTAGATAAATTATATTCTAAAACTGGATTTGAATTAGTTGCAATAGAACAAAGATTAAATGCAGAAGTAAAACCGGGTGTTAACTTCATAGGTTTTATTGATATTCTCCTTAGAGATAAAACTACTGATGAGTATATAATCATTGATTTAAAGACATCTACACGAGGTTGGAATAAATACCAAAAGAGTGATAAGACAAAAATATCACAAATGTTACTTTATAAGAAGTTCTACTCTGATAAGTTTGATATACCATTAGATAAAATCAAAGTAGAGTATCAGATACTTAAACGAAAACTTTGGGAAGGTGCAGATTTTCCAGTTCCAAGAATCTCTAAGTTTGTACCAGCAAATGGTAAACCTTCGGTAAATCGTGCATGGAATGATTTTAAAGGATTTGTTGATTCGGTTTATGGTGATGAGGGACAGGTAATCCAAGAAGTATTCCCACCCAACAAAGGTAAACAATGTGATTGGTGTGAGTTCAAGACCAGAAAACTTTGTTCTTTGTGGAAATAATTCTTTCGTTTTTTATATTTGTATATATTTATTTACATATATAAACCCAAAGGAGAGTTATGGCAATTAAAAAAACAGAAACAAAATTAACTACGGTAAAAATCATCAAAGATGTTTACTCAAAGTTTAAAAGAATTTCGTTTGATTCTAACATCACATTACAGAAATTAGTAAATCGTTCGGTAGACAAATATATCGAAGATGAAACATTTAGAAACGAAATAAACAACTACACAGAATTAGAACCAAGCGGTTCACAATTTTAAATTTAATTAAATGGCAGAAGAAAGAAAGAAGAAAAAGATTCTTTTATTATCAGATGATTTACGCATGTCCTCTGGTATAGCAACTGTATCCAAAGATTTAGTTTTTGGTACATTTGAACATTATGATTGGGTACAATTAGGTGCTGCAGTAAATCATCCAGAAAAAGGTAAAGAATTCGATTTAGGTGAAGATGCTAAGAGGATTAGTGGAGTAGAAGATGCTTCTCTTAAAATTATTCCTTGGAGTGGGTATGGTGATGCAAATATCTTACGTGAACTAATCATGAGACATCAACCTGACGCAATCTTACACTTTACTGACCCAAGATATTGGAGATGGTTATACGAAATGGAGGCCGAGTTAAGACAAAACATTCCAATTTTATTCTACCACATTTGGGATGATTTACCAGACCCAAAATATAATAGAGATTATTACGAATCATGTGATTGGTTAGGTTGTATCTCAAGACAGACTTATGGTATTGTTAATCGTGTTGGTAAGATTGAATCAGAAACAATCAAACCATTAGAAGATTGGCAAGTATCTTACGTACCACATGGTATTAATTCAGACTTATACAAACCAACCGATGTACCACAGGATTTCAGACAAAAAGTTCTCGGTGATAAAGATTATAAGTTCGTTCTATTTTGGATGAACCGAAATATTAAACGTAAACAACCATCAGATGTGATTTGGGCATTTTCTAAATTTGTAGATGGGTTACCTGAAGAAGATAAAGATAAGGTATGTTTGATAATGCATACTGCACCAGTAGACCAAAACGGTACTGATTTATATAAAGTTGCCGAAACACTTGCACCTGGATGTGATATTAAATTTTCAACTGATAGAGTTTCACAAGAACAATTAAACTACCTATATAACTTATCAGATGCTACAATCAACATCGCAGGTAATGAAGGATTTGGTTTAGTAACTGCAGAATCTGTTATGGCAGGTACTCCTTCAATTGTAAATGTTACCGGTGGATTACAAGACCAATGTGGATTCAAAGTAGATGGTAAGTACCTAACTGCTGAAGATTACATTGAAATCGGTTCACTACATGATTGGAGAAAGTGGGAAGATAAAGTAACACATGGTTCATGGGTTAAACCAGTATGGTCACGAGTTCAAACTATGGTCGGTTCTGTTCCTACTCCTTATATTATTGATGATAAAGTGGATATTTACGAAGTGTCTGATGCAATTAGATATTGGTACGATAAAACACCACAAGAAAGAAAAGAAGCCGGTTTAGAAGGTAGAAAAGAATTCATGGGAGAAATGGGATTAAATCGTGGAAACATGTGTGATACACTTGTTGAAGGAATTGAAA